AAGCATGAAGAATATTTCTGTATTCTTACCAAGACTCCTGTTAATCTTCTTCAATGTTTCCGATACGTTCTCAAGATCGTTTATTAACCGCACAAGATCAGCTCTTACAAGACCATGTGTATCTTCATGTGTAGTAGGTTCATGATGTCTATCATCTTTATGTGTAGTAGGTTCATGATGTCTATCATCTTTATGTGTAGTAGGTTCATGTGGTCTATCATCTTTATGTGTAGTAGGTTCATGTGGTCTATCATCTTTATGATGTGTAGTAGGTTCATGATGTCTATCTTTATGTGTAGTAGGTTCATGTGGTTTTACATCCTCTTCGTTTGCCACAGTGGGTTGTTTAGTATTGATGTTAATCGTTACATTTGTGTTCTTCACAGTCTGTAACAAGAATTCGTATAAGTAATCCATTTTTTATGGGAAACGAATTACTTAACCCATCATTCATAACCCATTGCTAGCGCAATATGTGCCTAGAAATCGTACTTTCATTCAGTTCATAACGATTCAGTTCAATAACATATCGTTAATTTTAATAAGGGTATTGTTGCTTGCGAGTGCGTTGTGATAAAGGAACCCATTCAACCCAATGAACTGCCCGTAGTCTCCTTCGTCTGCCACCACTCCAAACAAGTAGGCCTCCAGACACAGGATCCAGGTCATCATCCAGTCTTCATGAACCTGTTCCCTGATACTAATATCGGCACTATGTTTTTCCACGTACTCTGGTGTTATCTCATCATCCAGATATATAGCTGTGGGTTTGGGGAAATCCATCTCCGGCATCGCACTCTTAATATGACCAGTTGTGAACATTTTTCTTACGATGTTCCACTTCCTCTTGATGTCATTAGAGCCAGTATTCATCTCGTCTTCTACCCAAATCAGGCGTCGCTTCAACATGTTCAGGATTACCAGTTCAAAGAATTTATCCTCACTCATAGGTGGTCTGGATTGGTTCATGTGCTTAATCATTTCTAAGAGAGCAGCGTCCTTATTACCGTATTTCATAAATCCTTCTGCGATAACTGGGTTGACGCCTTTCTCCATCGGGTATACAAACTCTGAGGCCTGCGACAACTTGGGTGCGTCAGTTCTGAACGTGCTGATAATGAAATCTACAAAGTTTTTGGGAATAACGTTGGAACCCGTCTTTGTTTTTAATTTATAAGGGAATAGGGCTCCAAACTTCCCCCAACGCTTGATATCATTAGATGATTCGAGGTCTAACCGTTTCGGGAAGTCTAGTAGTTTTATCTCTTTTGCTCCCAGACGATTGGCATCCTTGAGCACATTCAGTGACCCGTAAAGGATTGTGAGAGTATCGACAATCGAGTTGTGTTGGTATAGATTTGCGAATCCGTGATCGATGATCCCGTACTTGGATTCGTAGACGATCGCTCTGGACTTACCGTAGTCTATAATAACAGGAACTATAGTTGGTTTAATGGTAACGACATTCCGTTTCCTTTCTCCTGTTGGATTTGTCTGGAAATTGAGGAAGTAGGTGAACTCAGTGTTGTCTTTGTTGTCTTTGTTGTCTTTGTTGTCTTTGTTGTCTTTGTTGTAGTAACTGATGTTTTTTGAGGATTGGACCATCACGTTCCAAGGATAGAGATCGTAATGGATGAACCCTATGTAGTTTTGAGCAACTGAGAGTGCCAAGTTGAGTTGAACAAGAATTGAGAGGAAATCCTTGAAATTATAGTTAGGTGATTTGAGCCAATTCATGAGCGACATACCTTCAATGTATTCGACAAATACCATGTCTTCAGCACCCTTCAGAGGTCCAAACACATACGCGAAGTTGGGCACACGCGCTACCATCTTGTTCACAGCCTTCAGACCTATATAGTTCTCGTGTATGTGTTCAAGCATCTTACCTTGATGATTCGCCTTTTTTCCCACTACTCTGACTCCATTTGTTGTGAACTTGTCTATTCTGCCGTTAACGTTTTTGAAAATAGTTTCGTTCCAAGTGAGGTCATTTATATTTTTCGATCTCATCATTCTCAATACACCATCCAATGCACCCACACATCGCGGGCTTTTGGGTAATGAATAGTTGTATACATTGTCTGTGAATTTAAGTTCATCAAAGAGCTGTTTCTCCTCATCTTTAATGGCCCAGTTTATGAGGTCAGGTAGGTACTTGTACGGTTTGGTTCTGGCAGATAGCTCCCACAACTCCTTTTGAAGGAAGTCCAGGATCCCTCTACTACCGAGGTACTTGTTATAGAAGACTCGCGCGTTCTTAGCGATCTGTGAACATTTGGCGTCGTTGTTTTTGCACCACTCGATCTGAGAGATGAGGTCACTGAGGTCCTCTTTGATAGGCACGTAGTGTTCGTATGCTTTCATGAACGGGTAATACCACATCTGCCATTGCGACCCAGCTAACAGGACGACAGACCCAGATGACAACTCGTAAGACAGACGGTACGCGGCCACATGCCCCTCCAATGTGAGGATATACTTGTATTGGCTCTGTTCTTGGAGATTTAGCTTGTTAGCTTTGGGGTAGTTGTCGCGCTCAATAGTCTGCAGGTAGTTGGAACCCTCAAGCTTGCGAGGTCTCAGATTCCACTTAGTGATGCCTGCATTCAAAACATCCTTATGTTTAACACCCATCTCAAAAGCTTTTAGTCGTTGGTTTGTGGTAGATGTAACACCTGAACCAGTCGTGGCTCCTCTAAACACAGCTTTTTCAATTTTATTTGACCATTGTATATGCTTGATATCTGGGTATTCACGACATGCATTGGGAAAGACAAGTCCTGTGTCCTGATACGTCGCTCTGGCCCAATCTTCATAGGTGGGGAAGGGGATGTCTGCGTGCATCTTGGTAGATGATCCTGAAAGGATTGGGGCGTACTTGTCGTAATTATGAGATACGAGTGGCTGGTGTTTAGTACCCCAAATATGATTGTATGGTTCTGTATCATCCACCTTCATTTGAGGATAGTCACGTCTATTGATAAAAAACTCTATGTCTGGTACATCTCTCTTTTCGCAGAGGACCCTGAACATGTCTAAGAGGGTGATCTTGTTGTTGGCAGATGCTGCTGCTATAGTAGTCCTCTCCTGCTCTACCTCATATCTCACCAAGGAGTTGTTAGCAACCCATTCATCAAATGGTTTGACATTTTGCTTATTTGAGGAGTATCCCAACAGTTGAGAAACGTGGTTCAGGAAATCTTTAACAGATCCATATTTTGGATCTACTTTCAGGATATGACCAAACTCATTCTTGTAGTGTGTGTTTTCGAAAGGAAGGAATGTTTGAAGTTTGTTGTCCGCGATGCGTATGAAGATACCTTTCTTGAACTTGTAGAAGATATACTTGAACGTATTGGCCACAGCTCGCGAGTCCAGGTTCCTGTTTTTGTGCCAGATCTTGTGTGCGATCACTCGTTTGTTCTCAAATATGTTTTCATTAAAAGATGGTTGAGGTTTATGTTTCAGGTCTTTACGTATTCTTGAGGCATTGAACTGATCAATGTCTCCTGCCGTATCCTGCTCGATGTGTTGGTACCTATAATTTGAGAGAATATTCTTGTTGATGTAGTTTCTACATTCCTCTACGGTCATTGGTCCTCCATTGGTTGGTCCAGGTCCATTGGTTGGTGGTACTACTGGCCTTGCTACTGGTAGCCTTTTCTGAAATTGAGACATCTTTATCTTTTATTTTTGTAGGATAATCGATAAATACATTTATTCAAGTAACCAAAGTAATACCCAATCTACGTTTCATCTCGTCAATCTGGGCCTGTGTGATGTCACGTCCATATGCTGCTTTATACATAGTCTTGTAAATATTAAGAGCCTCCGTAAAATTACTCTTACAAATTGCTAGTTCATTTTCTTTTTTTTGAACAATAATATCGCTGATTTTGGAGATCTCCTTATTTATAAGCACTACAGCATTAGTACATTCCATCACATTCTGCTCAACGTTCCCTAATTCCGAACGAGTTGCTCCGAGCAACTTCAATTTGGCAGCCCTCTCATTCTCGCATGATATAGTATACATATACACTAACACGACCAAAAATATAGCTAATACAAATGCAATAATTCTTGATACCATCTTATCTTTTATTATTATATAAAAATATTACGCCTTAATTTTAGTTACCTTTTTGCAACAATGGGTTAGGATCTTATCTGATGTTAAGAAAATATGTATGAATTAAGTCACCCCAATCGACGAATCAATATATTCCTCGATTTAGACAATACCCTCATCTGCTCTCTAGCAAAATATGAGGAAAATCCTATTTTCAAACCAAGGATGAAGAAATTTAGGTGGGAGAACATGGAAGGTTCATACAAGGTCTTCGAACGTCCAGGTCTTCAGGATTTTCTAGACTTTCTGTTCAAAAACTTTAACGTAAGTGTGTGGACGGCTGCCTCAAAGTCATACGCCCTGTTCATTATCGAAGAATTCATCTACAAAAACCACCCAGAACGCAATCTCGATTATATCCTCTTCTCGTACCATTGCAAACGATCCAAAAAACTGGAGGACACACAGAAAGCACTTAACATCCTGAAAGACGCATTTAATCTACGTAATTTTCACATGGACAATACATACATCATAGATGATCATCCCGAGGTGTACTCGGCGCAACCCGACAACTGTATCAACGTCAAGCCCTTCGAATTTACGGAGCGCAAGTCATACGAAGACAGGGAACTGGAACGTGACATACGCCCCAGACTAGAGACCATCCTTCAGCAAACCCAATGAACTACATATCATCAATGAACTACATATCAATGAACTACATATCAATGAACTACATATCAATGAACTACATATTATTGATGAAATGACTGCATCTAGTTTAGATACATTGACATTACATAGATTTTGTAATGAGATAAACAGCGACATAGGGTTATGAAAAGATGTCAATCAATATCTTGTCCCTCAACTCTACCGTCATGAAAAGATTAGAAAAGGATGAGACTCTCAACGAGGAGAAAATACAACTCATCGACACGCTCCTACTAGACACTTCACATTACCTAGACCCCGCTGTCTATCAAGAATTACAGGCTATGAAAAAATCCATCATCCACGAAAAGAAAAACGCACGTGCCGTTTTCTTTGCACGCACTCATGCACTCATCAACGAGTACACATCAATCCTCAAAAAACCAATCTCCCATATTAAAGAAGACAACCTACCCATTCTTAATAGGAAGAACGAACTAATTATAGAGTTTCTAGATGTAATTAGGTACATGGCTAAATCTAAAGAATGGAGTGATATCAATATACCTGCTAATCCTGAAAAATTATTCAACATAGATGGATCGTACTGCCAATCCTGTGGGAATACAGATGAAGACCGTTTTGAGATAGATGAATTCAACAGGAAGACATGCCTCAACTGCTCAACCCATCAATACATAATCGAAACAGGTATTACACACAGAGACTACACCCGCGTCAATATCGTAGGTAAATTCATATATAACAGAGTCCTCCATTTTCAAGACTGTATCAAGCAGTACCAAGGAAAACAAAACTGTAAGATATCAGATAAACTATATCAAGATCTGGACACCAAGTTCACAGCATACAGACTACTCATATCCGGTACCAATGAAGATGGAACACCATTACCAAATCATATCAAGTACTCCAAAATTACACGGAAACACATCTTGATTGTCCTCAAAGAAATGAAGTATACAAAACATTATGAAAACGTCAATCTTATCTACTTCACTTTAACAAACAAAAGAGTAGATGATATCAGCCATCTCGAAAAACACCTCATAGACGACTTCAAAGAACTGGTATCTCTCTACGATGACATACACGGCAAAGATAAACCAGAGGAACTGGATAGAAAAAACTTCATGAACGTCCAGTACCTCCTTTTCCAACTTCTCAGGAGACATGGACACAACTGTAAGATGGAAAACTTCACCATCCTCAAGACAGTGGACAGGAAGATCTTCCATGACAACATCTGCAAAAACCTTTTTGATAAACTAGGATGGAAATTCACCCCAACATTTTAACTCACCTGGACGCTGAATGTTTTATAACCATTATTGGTTATAAATACATATCGTTACGACTCAATTTAGTGATTTAGGATACGATCAACCTGGCTCTCAACATAGTCAAATGGGTACTCCTTTCCATTTTTTAATTTCAGGATTATCGTATCACGTTCCATCTCACGGACTAACTCAGTATCTGGTTTGTGAATGGACACTACCCTCAGAAGGTCTTGATCAATCTTCCCCGGGGTATTCGTCTGCACTGCTATGTCATGCAGACGAATACTCTGGTCCAAAATAGACTTGAGTGTTTTGTTACACACAGCTCCGTTGTTTACACCATCATCACAATCAATTACTGCTACAACCCGTCTAGCCTCATTTTTGGGACGCATACTGTATGTATTAATGAGATCGTTCATGGGTGACATACCCAAACGAATGGTTCTGTCCCAATCAAAGTATACCATAACAATGCTTATCAATGTAAAGACAATGGTAAGAATGATTAACCACCTTTTCATTTTTATAATCTCAATATAATCATGTGTTATGCAAAAATTTTCTTAACTATTTAAAAAGAAATGAGTACTCCAAACTTTGACTTAAATACCATACAACCAAACAACGCTTTACTTATATCAGGAATCCAAATCGCTTCAGGATTACCTTCAAATGGACAAATACTTGTTTACAATGCAACTACCAACCAATGGGAATATCAAAATCAATCTGGTCCAACTGGTCCAACTGGTCCGATAGGTCCTACTGGTCCTACTGGTCCTACTGGTCCTACCGGCCCTACCGGTCCTACTGGTCCTACTGGTCCTACTGGTCCTACTGGTCCTACTGGTCCTACTGGTCCTACTGGACCTACAGGGCCTGTGCCATAATCTGGGAATGTTTGGAGCCAAATGTTTGGAGCCAAAATCAAAATTTCATAATATCGCGATATTATGAAATTGTTTTTGTTTTTACAAAGGCATTAAGGCCGTATAGAAAGCTTCTCCGTTTATCATATATCCCAATACGATCCCAGCGACTGCTCCCGTAAAATTTGTTAAGTTAGTAATTTCTTCTGTATTGACATATGAATACACATCGACCTGACGTAGGTCTATTCCATCATCTAAAGATTCATTATCCAAAGACTTGTCTCCGTACGCGTTGTAGCCATACCGTTCCCAAAATTTAACTAACTTGGTTGCTACTTGAAGACCAGACTTAACAATAACCTTTTGTTCTTTATCTTTAGGATCAGGTTCCTCATACACAGGCATTACATTTTGAGCGAGGTATATTTGGTCCTTAATAATATGATTATACATGAAATATGGTTGTGGATGATTGATCCTGATATTCTTGGTTACTATGTTATTATTTTTATAGCTTTCTATCAGTCCGGTGACAGCTTCAATACTGTCCAAGACGAACTGAGACTTTGACGAATCAAAGTCTGAGATTTCGTCATAGAAGTTGTCAATGTTTATTTTGTCTTTGTACACGAGTAGTTGGTCGAAATGTGTGTTTTGGTACAATCTGAGCATATAAATCAATCTCATGAGCATTTCCCTAGATGTGACGATAACTTTGTTCTGTCCGTGTACGAACTGTGAATGGAGAGAGTACTTTGATGAGAGATTGTTGCTCGTGAAGACATAGTTAGGAATGATGATCGTGCATTCGTTGATGAACTGAGCGAGTTGTTGTTCATTTAATGAATTAGTTGTGTATCCTTTTGCATACATGAATCGCGACAAGAAGTAGAGTCCGTATTGGTAGATAATCTTCGCTATTTTCTTGTTGTGGTTAAACTGAGAGATGACAGTTTCTGTTGGTTTTAAGAGTTCATTATACTCCTCATGTTCATCAATCTCCACCTCCACAACTCCATCAAGTCTGTTTGGATCATCACATAGGAAGATGACGTTTAGATTTCCCTTGCTCATTGTAGCCATGACCTCGCGTACACGTGATGATGTATTGACCCGTTGTTTATTGAATACAACCTTATTAGATTGTCCAAATGTTTTTATGACATCCAAGGGTGCTCTGAAAACTTGAGTAGCCTTGGGAACATTGTAAGGAGGTAATGGGTCTGACACCATCGTGATCATAGTGCCGTTATATTCTATATTGAGCACCCGACACTTGCCATAGATATCGATGACTTGAGATCTGATGAATTGGTTGTTTGCGTTCATCCTGGATATAGAGATAGGCGGAAGCATCATATTGTGGCTGAAAGATCGGTTGAGGTTTCTGAAGACCTGCCACATTTTTTCTACAACGTGATCGTAGTACGGGAATGCAGTGTCCATGTTATTGAGGACTTTAGTGTCTGGTGTCTTAGTCCTTGTGATCAGTTCGCATTGGATATCTGTGATGTCTGTTTCTGTGTTTATATCATGTTGGTAGATGAAGATGGTTGTTCGTGTTGGTTTCATTTTGTAGTAGGCTTGAGCGTGACGGGGTATGTGCATCGTACCGCTTGGGTCCTTGTCGCTGGCCGACAGCACGAAGATGTCGCAGTTGAAGATCAGCTCGAGGACGTGTCCAAATTCGAGGGCGTTGAGGTTTGAGTTTGCGAACTTGTCCATTATGTTGGTCATGGACTCGTCATATAATTCCTGCTTGGCCGCCATTGCGTTTGTCTCTGTGACGATCTCTTTCCTCTTACGCTCCACTACAGCTATCCGTTTTTCGACATTGAGATACTGGATGTTGTCAATGTTCATAGCAAGCATGACGCATTCGAGGAATGAGTTTTTCGTTATATTTGAACCTACTCTGATAAACTGGTATTCTGGATTCGGTTGAATAAGGGAAAAGAGCTCTTTGATGTTTTGTGGAAGAGCTCCAGGTAGCCCGGGTGCCATTGTTTTACCTGAGATGAAAATGTCTTGTATAGCACTATTCTTTTCCTTTAATTGTTCTTGTGAAAAGTAGTATTGGTATTTGGTACCCTCCCTGTTCTGGTCTTTTGTGTAGCAGCAGGGTATGTATGGGAACGTCTTTCGGTTTTCCAGTGTGTTGTCTCTCAGCCCCGGATAGGGGTGGGTGGTATGCTCACACACGTAGTAGCGTTTTGTGCTCTCCCCATAAACAGGAAACTTCATAACCTGTTTCTCTCTGGTTTGTATATATTGTTTTGCCTGATCTCTGGGGATGATGATCGGTCTTTTGAGACACTTCCTCGAGTATGTAGGTGGGAAGATGTCTGGTGCGATGGCCCTTAGCTCCAATTTTTCCAGTTTCCTAGGTCTCGTGATCAGTTTAATTTCCTCATTTTTGAGAAACTTGGGTCCTAGATATTTCCTATACTCGGTCAAGATGAGGTTCCTCTCGTTGTTGTAGAGGGTAAAGAGTCTACCCAATATCTTTTGATACTTGAGTGAATCTGCAATCGTCGTGGCCTTCACTCTTACATGTATGTAGTTGCTACCTTCATCCTCCATTCCGTACATATTGGCTTTGTCTGATTGTTTCATTGTAATGCTCAAGATGTCGCTCGTGTTGAGTACATACATGTACGCGTTCAGCTTGATCTTGGAAGCCCTGATGGACTCGTTCAGAGACACGATCTTATTGAAGAACGGGTTATTCATACATAGCTCAGCCCAAACAGGTATGAGGATGGTCTGGTTGGGGTAAGTTATGAAGCCACCTGTAGAGAGTTCGTCGACGCTTGTGATCATACTTCTGTCTAGATTTGGGAAGACCTTCAGCGCCCTGTCGATGAAGACGTCCCGCGAGACGTTTCGGTGCCCCACGTTCATGCTGAGAGTGGCTAAGATCTCATTGTTGATGACTGTGAAGGCTGCGTCTGTGTATTTCTTGTACTTGTTCTTTAGCGGTCTCAGGTCCGATGTAACTTCTCCATCTACTTTGACAAGGATCACAGGCGTCTCCAATTGAAGCCATTCTGGATTTGGAGAAAAGTCGTGGAAAATCTTGTAGAAGGAACCCATATTAGCGTAAGGAGCCATCTTGGTCACGGTAAGCGAATTAAACAATTCAGCAATAGACCCAAAATATGGTACACCTAAACGGATTGTAAACTGAACCATAGATAACTCATACTCAACCGTATTGATAGATGGTATGTTCTCAAACGTCTCCAATATCTTTGTGGTAGCCTCCACCTCCTCGCGGAGTTTAGTTATACGATTTTTCATATTTTTCCTGATACTGACCCTCTCCTTCCATATTGTCTTTGCATCAAGTACCTTGAGACCCGTGATGGCAAAGGTCAAGAACAATTCAATCTCTGCATTGGTCTTACCCGGGGTCTTGTCCAGGGTCAGTACAATATCATGTGTAGCTACAAAAAGTCGCTCCGCTTCCTCCCTACTAACCTTGTCAAAATCAATCTCATCCTCAGGGAAATTGGTTTGTGTCGAGTTCAGTAGCGGGGTTAGCATATTCACCACGATTAGGTTGCCGGTTTGGGATGGACTTTCAAGCTCAGGATTGAATAAGAGGTATTGAGGTAGTGTGTTCTTGGATACAGCTATCCTGGATTTGATGGTTTCCACAGTATCAGATAGGTATATCTTAAAATTTTTACCATTTATCTGCATATTTTACTCACATAGGAAAGCTTTTATGTAGCTATATATAGCTACTAATGATATACTAAAAAATGACTCAATCTAATAAGTTAGATAAGGATCATCCTGAATACGTATATCTTCGACTCGTACGCGATGTCATAGACATGGGCGAGCGTCGTGAAGATAGGACCGGTATGGGGACGTATTCACGGTTCGGCACACAAAGCCGATATGATCTCAGTAATGAAACAGTACCTGTACTCACTACCAAACAGATTTTTCTGAAAAGTATTATCGAAGAATTATTGTGGTTTATCAAGGGTTGTACCGATTCAAAGGAGTTGTCCAACAAAGGTGTAAAGATATGGGACTCCAACGGATCGCGTGCATTCCTCGACAGTTGTGGTTTCCATGAGAGAGAGGAGGGTGATCTAGGACCTGTGTATGGATTCCAGTGGCGACATTGTGGAGCCTCTTACGATACATGTAAAACTGACTATACGGGAAAAGGTGTGGATCAGCTCAAAGATCTAATTAAACAAATCAAGACAAACCCAAATAGTCGCAGACTCATCCTTTGTGCATGGAATGTCACCGATGTACACTTAATGGCATTACCACCATGCCACTGCCTCGTTCAGTTCTATGTCGGAGGAACCAAATCAAACAAAAAACTGTCTTGCCATTTGTACCAACGCAGCGGAGATCTTGGTTTGGGCGTCCCTTTCAACATAACGAGCTATGCGATCCTCACACACATGATTGCGCACGTAACCGGAATGCGTGCAGGCGAGTTGGTGCACACGTTAGGGGACGCACATGTGTACCTGCATCACGTAGAGGCGCTTGAGGAACAATTGAACAGAACACCGATGACCCCATTCCCAACAATTCATTTCAAAAGGAATGTGGTCGACATTGATCAATTCACATATGATGATTTTGAAATCAAGAACTACAAACACCAGGGGAAAATTAATTTGGAAATGGCAGTTTAACCCATATACTCCAAGGGACCTAGAAAATAGGACTAAAATTTATAGATTTCACTAAGACTAGAAAACATATTGAATCGCTTTGTTATCTTTTTCTTTCTCGCTATCGTATTGATGGCAGTTTTCGGCCACACATTGCCAGAACTTGACAGAACTTGTTCGAAATGTTTTATAACCACGTGGTTATAAAATTAAACACGTACGTCTTCAAAAGTTTGATAAAAGATGCTTTGTTATCTTTTTCTTTCTCGTTATCGTATCCTAACCACTCCAAAACCGTTGCCAGAACTTGTTCGAAATGTTTAATTTAAAATTTATCAATTCGGATACGTCATCCTAGCCTCATGAAGATCATTCACCGCTTCTATCAGATCTTGCTCTGTACTGGGTTCATATCGGATCCCGGCCGCATTTATAAA